ACAGTATATAATTCGGAAAGATTATTTACAGCTACAACAAGAGTTGAAATATAGTCAGTATTAGTCAAAACAAGTGCTTGTTTTGGAGGATTTTGTATTAACAAAATCTGACCTTTATTTAATACTAGTAATGGTGCTGCCATAATTATCTTATTTCTCTAAATTTTATTGCTCCATAACAAGATTGAGTCCCACTTATAGAATATGCAATTAAGCTTATTGTTCCCAATAATCTTTGATTGCCAGCAGCATCAAGAGTTATCGGATACCTTGATGCAATAGTTGCATTTGTAACCGTTTTAGAACCGCCTGTTGCTGAAACCCAACCTCCATCTATAATTATAGATGGGTTGCCATTTGCAGTACCTAATACATTATATTCAACACTTGAATATGTTGCATTTACATCAGTAAATGATGTAGTTCCTGTTATAGCTTGACCAACTACAAGTTGCCAATATACTGGCTGATTGCCATTGTTAAATATTTCAGCATCTATATAGGCTACTCTAATTCTATTTGTTATTCCATTAAATGTTGTTTTTGGTCTAAGACTAAGAATGTGCGTTGGAGTAGTAGTAACCGAAATCGCAGCAGTTCCTTGTTGAAAAGAATAACCAAAAGCATTAACATCTTCAACGCCTCCCTCTGAAACAACCGCACAGCATATAAAGTTCATTGTAGTACTAACCGTTCCAGTGCAAGTCATTCCGCATCTTATTGGCAGGTTTGCTGTTTGTATATATGGATATGCTATTAAATTAGCATGATTAAATTCATGTGCATATACTATCATTCCATTTATATCAAATCCAATCCTAATTCTGCCAACATATAATGCTTGAAAATCTAATACTAATATTTGCGTTTTTGTTATATCAAGAGTTATACCACTTACTCCCGTTCCATCTAATTTATCTACATTCCAAGAAGATTGAGTAACGGTTTCATTGCCAGATGAGCTTGCTGAATATACTACAAATTGCTTTGTAGTCCCATTAAGTTGAAATTCAATACCATTTGTACCGTCTGATAATCCTGCAAATTTTAAAACATTTGATACCCCTTCTTTAAAATTAAAACTAATTAATGCACATTGTGATTTTGATGGTTGGTAGGGAAGATATTCATAAGATTGCATGTAAGACTTTCCTCCTGTTGGAGTATTAGCAAATGTCATTAATGCACATCTATTTGTAGTATCGTGTGTTATACTTGCTCCCGTTCCATTTGTTATTTGTTCTAATAATAAAGGGTTTAGATTATAAGTAAATTGAGATGAAAATAAAGTAAGGGGATTACTTATCCTTAATCTACTAAAAGCATCTATGCTTGCAGAATCCCCAAAAATTATATTATTGCCTAAATAATTCATTTGGTCATTTATATATCTGCCATTTCCATACTCTAATGATGAAATCATAATTAATCTATTGAAAAATAATAATCTACAGAACCACTAGCTATTATGTAAATATAATTATTTGGTTTTACTTTTATGGGAATATCTCGTATATATGCTTGCCCAGCAGCTAAACTATATGAAACAGCAGATACAGCAGTTCCACTAGCTCCTAATGTGTCTGTTATATAAACTGTTACAGATACAGATGTGTTTGCTTTGTTTGATATTATATATGACCTTATTGTAGATGGAATATTATATCCAGCTAAATATATAGAACCACTAGTATTTCCCTTTAATACAGGCATAATTAATTTTTAACTGAAGCCATATAGTTTTTCCTAACAATATTTTTAATATCAACAGATGTTAGGTCGTTTAATTTAGCTCTTAATAATCTTTTTTCGCTTAAATAAGTAGCTGCTTCTGGGCTACTTTTTATGGATGCATTTCTAGATGTTTTCCAATCTATATAAGCTTGAATACAGCTAAAAGCTAGCATATCTATTTGAGTAGCATTATCAATACTTTGACCGTCAGATATATACAACAAAACAATGCTATCGGCAGCAAATGTTTCAGTTAATTGTATTTGCCTTCTTTCTTTAATTACTTTATATCCATTTGCTCTTTCTCCTCCACTTGCCCCATAAAATCTTCCAGTAGGTTCTCCATAATCATTAACATTCCAATACCATAACCAGCTTGGATTTATTCCAAATACTGTTTCTTGTTGGTTTTTTGTTCTGTCTTTGTATGGAATGAAATTTCCTGAAGAATCCATTGTTCTCAATGGATTTATGCTGTCATTTTTAGGAACTGGTCTTAAAAAATTACCAGATGAAACACATACAGATATATCGTCAACAAAATCAGATGGCAAATCGACTGCATAATAACTGTTTACGGGAAGATTTACCGTATTTATTACTTTAAGAGTATCTGTTGTTAATTGCCTAATACATGAAGATGCATGAAGCAAATACTCTGCATAATAATGAATAGGATAGCCCTTTTCTAAAAGGCTTCTCCTTACAATCATATCTAAATTTGCGTATGTCATTATGATTCTTCTTGTTGTCTAAGTGGTGTACCCTTATCCTCTTTAGCTGTAGCAGAAACAATTTTATCTGCTGTAGGTTGTGTAATATATAATTTATAAACTTCTTGAACTATTTCCCATTCCATTTCTGGAGGAACGGGAAGTATATCGTAATCTCCATATTTAGAAACATCTAAAATTGCTAATTCTACATTTATATACGTAACCCTAACATTTGAAACTTCTACATAATCTAAAGTAGTTAAATCTTTTGTAAAATAAATATCCAGACCTCTTACTTCATATCCAATTTGACCTAATAGGTCATTAATCATTAATTGTGACCTCAATAAATTAGACTGCCCCATTTGTAATGGAATAAACTCTTTTTCTGGACTATTTGGTAAATAAATAGACCAAACTCCCATGTTTCGTGGTAAGCTTAATGGTTTAATAGGCAGAACAGCTTTACTTTTTCCTATGCCATTTTGCGTAACAATTATATTATCATATTTTGCTATTACAGTACTATTTGGTATAGCTTCTCCTAATTTTAATCCCGTATTAAAATAGTCAATTCTAAGCTTTTGATTGATAACTTGACCTACAGATATTTTTAATTCATTCATGCTTATAGATGAAGCCACACCAGGGTCGCCTCCCTCTATAAGAGAATATGCCTGTTCTGCCAATCTATATATGGTTTGTGCCATTAATTATATTTTATATTATGAACTAAAAACAGCAGATAGCATAGATATGCCCTGACTCATTGTCGTTATAGTTACTCCATTAACCTGCAAACTACCTAATGGTATTTCAAAATAATCTCTTGCTATATTTATTACAAAAACATTTGATACAGTATTTGCATCAAATTTACCAACTGAACCAAAATAAGATTTAGCAAGATTTGTATCTTGTTTAATAGAAACAATATTAGATACTTTTGTGATGTTTGTCATTTTTTATTTTTTATATATTATAACATATTTTGACCCGTATAATTTGCCTGTGTTTTAAGTTCAGCATATTGCATTATATCTTGCTCTCCAATATTTATTCCTATACTTGATAAGGCTTTAACTAAAACTGCATTTTGCCAATTTTCTGGAAACTCTAATTCAATAGAACCAACTGGATTGTAAACTATAATCCTACCACTTATAATTGTATAATTAAATACTGGTTTTTTAGGTCTTCTAAAATAAGTAACAGTTCCCGTATACCCTTGAGCTGGATATAGTCTATAGTATCTTGGAGCAAGAACTTCTCCTATTGGAAATGTAGAACTTATTGGGTCTATTTGTGACATTAGCCTCATAGATATTTCATCCTCATTATACATCTTAACAGAAATATAATTAGTTCTAATAGAATCCGTATATCTTATTTGTAAATCTAATAAATTCATTAAATTGGAGCTAGTGGGAACAACTACTACTCCAGATATTGTATTTGATGGTACAAAATCATAAGTTGCTCTAAATGGAGCTAAAGCATCTTTTATTCTTTGAGATGTAGCATATTGAGCACTTAAATCTTGATATAAACTAAGCTGCCCTCTATCGCATATTTGTTCAAGTTCTGGAATGGTATACCAAGAACCAGTATATTTATTTATCCAAAAATTTAAAAAATCAAATGCTTCTTGTAGGGTCATTTTTATATACTTTAATCAAAAGTAATATTTTTTTTAATCTGAAATAAGTTTACCGAATATTTTATTTTGTGAAATTACGGAAAAATGTTTATTATTGATTTGGTATTTTTGAGCTGTCATTGAATTGAAGTATATTTTATCCCCTTGATTTATATCAATTGAGGCTTCTGTTGTTTTTGGATTTCCAATGTGCATTACTTCTGTTTCTGCTGCTTTTTTGAGTTTTTTTAATGCGGAGGGAAGAACTAATACACTTTCCGAAAATGTGGAAGCCATAACATATCCATTAATCATTTTTATTTCTCCATCTCTTATAACTCCAAAAATCTTTGTTATGTCTGCTAAAAAATATTCCTCTCCCTTATAAAACATTCTGTTTCTATAGATAGGGTCGGCATCTTCTGATGGTATTACAAAATCGTGTATTATACTGTAGCTAAATATGGCTGTATCTCCAATATTTATATCTTTTGTTGAAAATCCCTTATATCCTATTTTATTACTTATAGTTCGAGGAAGACTTACCACTTCGCCTATAATATTAACAAGGTCAACGCTATCTACAGAAGCCCCATTTTGAATAGATGACAACTGAAGGATTTTAGAAATATTACCTATGTATTTTGTTTTTACTTTTACAATTACATTGTTTTCTGGAGATTGTATCATATTTTATATTTTTCGTATTCTTCGCTATTTTTTATTTTTGTGTCTAATAGATAATTAGCCATATCTGCATATATATGTTGAGCTTCTTCAAGTATAAATTTATCTGCTGGCATATATCTTCCCTTTAATGTACCAGCAAATGAAACATATAAATTATATCCAGATATTGGATATTGGGCTACATTAGATTCTATTTTATGGGTTATTTTTCCTATAAAGTGAGGGAAGTCCTTCTGCAATATAAAAAAACCATCCCCTTCAGTGTATATAATATATGGCTTACTCATAAAATATGCTTTTCTTCTAGTATTTTATTGTAATCAACTAATGACTTATTATTCATACTAAATCCAGGTCTTTGTAATGCTGGCATAGGATAGCATAAATAAAAATCTCCTTTATTTGCTTGAGCTGTATCTATATGCAGGTTTTCTGGCGTTTCTAAAAACCTATCGTAATATTTCTCATGTACAATTATACAATGATGTCCTACGTATGAATTTATTTTAGTTATAGGTGCTATATAGTTTATTGTGCAATCAATAAGATAACTTCCTCCCAAGTAAATATCATAATCAGAAGGTTTATTTTCTATAAAATATTTCCATCCTGTTTCACGTGGAAACCAAATATCATGTTCCATTATGCATACCTCTTTTTCCCCTTGCTCCTTAGCTTTTTTTATTATTTCTTTTTGAGATATATTTATTGAGTTAACTACATCACTTGTTAGTATAGGAGATACAAAATTATACTTAGATATTCCTTGAGTTTGCATTTCTTGTATTATCAAGGGGAAAAGCTCGCTTCTCCTATCATCATAAAGTATTTGTGGTATTATATCCATTTAGAAATATCTAGGCTTTCTATTGTTTTTTTAATTCCATCTTTAAGGGAAGTTGAAGCACTCCATCCAAGACTATTTATTTTTGAAACATCTAATTTTTTTTGTTTCATTCCATCTGGCTTAGATAGATTATGATTTATCTTCCATTTATACCCAACCTCATTACATATTATACTTAAAAGCTCATTTAATTCTATATCTTCCCCAGTCCCAATATTCATATGACCATAATCGCTATAATTATTCATTAAAAATATACACGCATCTGCACAATCTTCTGAATATAAAAACTCTCTTTTAACTGTTCCCGTTCCCCATATTTCTATTTCTTCATTTTTACTTTTAGCAGTTATTACTTTTCTTAATAATGCAGGGAGAACATGAGAGTTTTGTAAATCATAATTATCATTAATACCATATAAATTTGTTGGCATAGCTGAAATGAAATCACATTTATATTGCTTTCTATATGCATCACACATTTTTAGTGCTGCTATTTTTGCTACTGCATAATACTCGTTTGTTGGCTCAAGTTCCCCTTGTAATAAATATTCTTCTTTTATTGGCTGTTGGGAAAATCTTGGATATATACAAGAGCTTCCTAGTGCTAATAATTTTTTTACATTATTTTTATAAGAGGCTTCTATTATGTTAGCCTGAATCATTAAATTGTCATAAATAAAACTTGCTGGTTCTGCAACATTTGCTCCTATTCCACCCACTTTCCCTGCACAGATAAATACATATTCTGGCTTCAAATAGTTAATATAATCATTTACTAATTTCTGATTTCTTAAATCTAAATTAGAAGAACTTGCTGTATGTACATTATTATATCCTTGCTTTGTTAATTGCCTAACTAAAGCACTGCCCATAAGCCCATTATGACCAGCAATGTATATTTTTGAATTTTTATCCATTTATTTTCCAATAAACTGTTTTCCAAGGATTCCCCTCGTGATTAGTATGATTAGGTTGAATATATACATTAATGTCATATTTGCTCATTAATTCTTCTGATGGAGGGGAAATCCACACATAATCTTGATGCCAATTATCTGCTATTATAATTCCACTTCTTCCCTTAAAATGATTTAAAGCCCATTCTAAGCATTCATACCTCCAAATTCCATCTACCGAAATAATATCATATTGTTTATCATTTGGTATTAAATCAAAAAACTCTTGCTTTCTTTCTTGAATGCCATCTGGAAGCTCTTTAGAATATATTTTACCATTAATCAATGCATTAGATTCGCAATCTAATTCTGATTGTGTAGTCCATTCTATACTAGCTTCAATAGTATCAACCCATTTTGCATTTTTTCTTAACCAAGCTGTACTTCTTCCCCCTCCAAATTCTAACCAATTTTTATCTTTTGTATCCCATTTTTTTAATTCTTCAAGAAAAGGATGAGTCCACCAAGGCATCACTAATCCATCATAATCTCTTATTTGCCACTCTACTAATTCGCTTGTATTCATTATATTAGTTTTAGATATTCATTTTTATAATCTATCATCCACTGCAAATCATCTTGAGTATATTTTTCTTTAAATAAATTATAAACCTTGTTAAAATTATCTTCATTTGTTAATGGTCTGGGAAAATGAGAATCTATTATTGTATTTATGTCATAATGCCAACCATCTCTATCTGCTCTATGCATAGCAAATTGATTTTGACCATTAGACCTATTATGTAATATTACATTTTCCCCATTTTCATCAAGATATTTTTTTATTAAAAACTGGTCAAGAAACCAATTATTCCCTCTAATATTATCTCCTTCTATTGGGTCTATTAATTCAGAAAGGTGTTCTTGATATGATTTATTTATATTCATAACACTATCCCATTTATGTCCTGGCATAGCTATAAAACACATTGGATATTCATTATTATTTGTAAGGTCTGCTCCAACTACATGAATATTGCCATCATTTAGCGAACTAAACATATTACCAAAAACAGCTAAGTCAGAATCCCCAGTTATAATTGTTTCGTTTTTATCTTCTAATACACAAGACCCAAATAGTCTTGATACTTGGCTATATGTAGGTATTCTTTTTTCTTCACAATCAAATTCATAAAATTTAGCAGAATTGCAATACTTTTTAGATAATTCTATTTTTGGGTTATTCCCATTTGGTACAAAAACAATACAATCTATTCCTATTTTATTCCAAGAATAAACAACAAAAGGCAATGGCATTGCATAAAAATCATGTTCTGTTGCCGATAGTACTGCTTTCATATTAAATACCTCCTATAAAAAATATTAATTCATTTTCATTATACCCCGTTCCCTTATAAGAAACCATATCAAGTCCTTTTTTATTGCTTAATCCAAGACTCCAACAAGCAAGCGATAGGCAGCTTTGGTCTTGCCTATGAAATAAAAATCTTGGGTCTGCACTTTGATTGTCGTGCAATCTACTCCCCTTACTTAACCCAGCATCCATAAACTCTCTCCATTTATTGTACAAGTTTTTCCCATCTTCATTTTCAAAATTAATTCCAACGCATCCAGAAGCCCATTCTATTATTTTTTCTGCATCATCCCTATTTAATCCTACATAATCTAATGCATTATCATTTACAGATTGAGCTAAATTATATCCACTACTAAAAAAATAATACCCCTGGTCATTTATTAAGTCAAACATTTTCATTGGGTTTTTTACTGCCCAAAATGATGCATCAAGCCATAATATATGCGTATATCCTCTTCTTAAAGCCTCTTCAAATGCAGCTATTTTCATGTAGTAAGGGAAGTCCTCATGCTTATGACTATTTATAGGATATTCATCTTTCCATGTCAATATACCTCCCGCCCATCCTTCAAATAACAAAGACCTCTCAAGCCTTGATACTCCTTGAGCATACCATCCTCCTATTCCTGCACTAATAATAACTGCTTTTTTACCTATGTTTTCCATAATTTATATTATTCCATATCTTTCATTATGTGAACTACTGATATATCTATATTTGTATAATGGCTTATTAATAAAAACTTCTGATGTTAAAATAGCTGTAACAGCTTCGCTAAACACCCTGTCTTCCCCATATCTACTATCTTCAAACCCTATTTTTAATGCTTTTTCTCTTAATATTACAGATTTGGGATTAGCACATCTTATGTGGTCGTATCCGTCTTGGTTTTCAGCCCAAAGTTTATTTCTTATACTAAATATTGAAATTGACTTTTCTCCATTAATATTGCAATCTTCTAAAAAACCTATATGTTCTATTGCAGGATTTTCTTGAAGGGAAGTTACGATACAGTCCAAATAATCTTCTGCAATCCAATCGTCCGAATCTATTCCAACAACATATTTTCCCCTTGCTTTTTCTAATAAATCTTGCCTTTTTTTCCCTATTGACTTTTCTTTATTATCTTCATCTATTATTACTTCAACCGTATTTTCGTATTTGTTTTCTTTTATTTGTCTTTGTATTTCTTCTAACAATGGATAAAATATATTTCTTCTATCTATTGTTGTAGGAAGCATTATTGTTAATAGTGGGGAAGTCATGAATTATTTTAATTTTTCAATATTAAATTGTTCTAAATATTTATCAAGTCCCTCTTCATGTATTTTATGGTATAACTTTTGGTCAACATCCCACCCTATTCTTTGTTGTTCATTAAACATTTCATCTCTTTGAAAATCAGGATAGTTATATGCTGGATTAAAATGTCTATATATTGATAAAGAATTATAAAAATACTTACCTAATTTTTTAGCACAATCTTCAACAAGATTATCACAAAATAAAGAAACAAACTTTGGGTCGTAAATAAATCCAAATGTATCAACCCACTTTCTTCCTGCAATAAATAATGTACTTAAAACTCCATGCGTATCTGGGTCTAAATATGCCATATATCCAGAATAGTCATCACAATTTTGCTTAAAGTCAGATATTATATATTCATCCCAATATGGAACCGTCCATCTCATATCGTCTGAAAAATTAGCTAATATAGTCCAATCTTCAAATCCATTTGGTAAAATATATAAATCCCTATTTATAGCATCTATTTTATTTTTAGATGTGCCATATATTACTTTGCAATTCGGAAATGATTGTATCTTATCTCTCATTTCTTCATTACACATTGACTTATCGTCTATGTCTGCTGTTACTAATACTCTTATTTGCTCTACATTAGAACAAGTAGCATATATGTTTTCAAGCCCAGCTAAAAATTTTTTTGGTCTTCCCCTTGATGCATACTTTACAAGTATTTTTGACATAAATTAATTTTCATCAGTTATAGCCCAAACATCTCCATTTGGAAATCCCATTCCATTTAACCAAAGGCATTTATCTCCATTGTAAATTTGAAGAATCCCTGCTTTATCTGGATACATTACAATATCTCCAATCTTATAAATATTTGAAAGCTCATCTGACACTTCTACAACTTTAGCTCTTGCTAATTCTGTTTCAACTAATTCAATGTTAGTATTAGTTACGTAGTTTTTTGTTTCAAGGGGAAGAACAAGTAATTTACTTCCTACTGGCTTTAGTTTCATTTTTTATTGATTTGAATTTTCACAAATATAATTATATTTTACCCGAATATAAAAGTTTTTTTTCTCCGTTTTTTTCAGAAATTATTTTATAGTATTTTACGGATATGTAATTCATTTCTTTTATTTTTTGTTTTAATATAGAAACACTTTCATCTTCTCCTCTACTTGTTGTAGTAAATTCATAAAAAGGCTTCCCATTTACCTGTAATAAATATTTTGTTTTAGGGAATTTGTTGTATTTTATTAAATATTCTTCATGGCTTAAATCTCTTAACATAATTATTTTTTTTCTTTTTCTTTCATGTGTTTTATTAATTCTTTTAGTAATTTATTTGTTTCTGTATCTAAAACTAAATCATCTTTTAATTGTTTTCTATCTTTTTCAGCTTGCCTATTTCCTGACATTAAAATCATAGGGGTAGCATAAGCTGCCTGAAATGAAAGGAATAAATTTAAAAGAATAAAAGGATACGGGTCAAAACAAACAATATGCTTAAAGTTTAAAATAACCCAAATTGTTAGTATTATTGATTGAATTATTATAAAAATCCAAGACCCAACAAATCCAGTTATTTTATCTGCTAACTTATCTCCAAATTTATTTTTCATTATAATTAATTATTAATTGTCTTATTTTTTCTCCTAATTCTTGGTCATTAGAAGTTTCTTTGCACAAATTAATAATTCCTTGTAATATAATTAAACCATCAACCCAATTAATTTCAATCATTTTGTTTTTTTTAATTGCTCTACAATCATAAATGCATTGCAACCCATAGCTACTAAATGACCATACTCTTGTTCATCAGAATAATTTCCCTTCATTATTTCAATACAATGCCTAAACAATGCTTGTTTTAAACTTTCTACATCAATAGGTTTTTGCCAATTCCCTACAGGATATTTATCTCTATTTAGCTGCATTCTTTCAGCCATTAGCTTTATATAATTAAAATCAATGTCATAGATTAATTTCTTTTCTGTTTCTTTTATTCCTTTTTGCATTTTTACTTTATTTTAGATAACCATTGTTGATAAATATTAGATGCTATTTGAGCAACCATTAATGGTGGCACACTCATTCCTATTAAATAATGTGGTTTTGATTTTACAAAGTTATAATCCAAGGGGAATGAGCCAATTTTACAAACTTCATCTTTGCTTGTATATTTTGGAGCATCAAATAAAACGAGACTATCTTCATGACTTGTTATTGTAGGGCAAACTTTATTTTTATATAAATAGCTTTGAGAAAAAAAACTACGTCTACCTTCTAATCTAAAACAAGATTGTTCCATTGATGTATCTCCATCTTTTTTACCATTCCATATCTTTTTCATATTATTAGAAAGTTCACGACCATTTTCATCTTTAAACTCTCCAAAAAATATTTCTTTTTCATTAAAATTCAATTCAAGTTTAACTGATTGAGTAAACATATCTTTTTGAAATAAAAATGGATTTGCTAAATCTTTTCTTAACCCAATAAAAAAAACTCTTTCTCTACGTTGTGGCACTCCCATTTTAGAAGCATCAAGTAAAAAATGCTGAACATAATAACCAGCTTCATCTAATTGTTTGTAAATCTCAATAACATAGTTTTTAGCATCTCCTAATAATATTCCTTTTACGTTTTCAGCAACTACTACTTTTGGTTGAAGTTTTTTTGCTAAATCTATAAAATCAAAAAACAATGTATCTAAAACTTGTTCTGCTTGTCCTTCTCTAAACTTTTTTTCTTTTCCCCAATCTTTTTCTCTATTTCCTGCCATTGAAAAACTACTACAAGGTGGACTTCCATCAAGTATATCTAATTCATATAATTCTTTTGGCAAATCTTCCCTTAACTTAAATGACTGTATTGGCTCTAAATAAGAGTATTTAGGATTATGATTAGTAATATAACATTCCATCATTTTTGGGTCAATTTCATTGCAACCTATTACATCAAATCCTGCAAGCTTATATCCCATAGAACTACCTCCGCCACAAGCAAAACAACTAAACACTTTACCTTTATCTTTAGTAAATACAATGTCTTTTAAATTCCATTTATAATTAAATTTCATAATTATTTTTTTTCATCTTTAATCATTATTACCTCCTCCCCTCGTATCATAGAATCAAGTAAATCTTCTATAAAAGCTCTTTTTTTGTTATCTAATAAAACAACTTTGTCAGATATTGCATCTATAGATAAAGAATCTTCTAATTCTTTTGCAAGTATTTCTCTATTTTCTTTACTAAGTCTATCTTTAAGATTAGATATAATCCATTGGCATTTTTGAATGTATTGATTGAAAATCATTTTTACATCAAGGGAAGACCCAAGTCTTACATCTTCAAAATATTGTTGAGCTATTGATACGTGATGTAATGCCTTAGCTAAGCTAAATGTGTTGTCTGTAAACTTTTCTGTTTTTTGTGTTTTGTTTTTCATTGTTTATATTTCAGAATTTAATGGTTTCCAATTGCTAGAAGGTTGATTTATAAGTGATGTTTTTTCTAAAAGATGATGGTTTTTAAAATGCATTGTATTCCCTGTAAATTCCATAGCTATATTTCTTGTTGAGCCATGTCTATTCTTTGCTATAGAGCAAATTGCTAATTTCTGAACAGGAAATTGTACATCTCCTATTTCAATAGGGTCTGTCATGTTGTAATATTCTGGTCGCATTAAAAATAAAACACTATCTGCATCTTGTTCTATAGCTCCAGATTCTCTTAGGTCGCTTAGTTGTGGCATTTTATCAGGTCTTGATTCTACTGCTCTACTTAATTGACTTAATGCTATAACTGGTATTTCAAGTTCTTTTGCTATACATTTTAATCCTCTGCTTATATCTGAAACTATTTGTTCTCTGTTTTTCCCCTTGGCATCAACACCACTCATTAACTGAATATAATCTACTATGATATATCCTATGTTATTTTTCTTTTTCAAGAGGGAAGCCCTAGTCCTTATATCTCTAATATTCATACTAGTTTTATCCTCGATAAATATCTTTGAAGAACTAATTTTATCAATAGATTGACCTATCATTTTATCCTCTTCATTTGAGGTCTTCCCGTTCCTTATTCTTTCATGAGGAATACCTGTATCCATAGAAACTAATCTTCTTACAAGCTGAACACCATCCATCTCTAAACTAAACCAAGCACAAGGAATATCTCCAAGAACAGAAGTATTATAAGTTAATGATAACGCACAACTGGTTTTTCCAGCACCTGGTCTAGCAGCAATAATCATCAAATCTGGAGATACTAAACCATTAGTAGCCTTATCTAACTCATCAATTCCCGTCTTAATACCTAACACTCCAGTTTCTTTAACAGTTGCATGCTGTTCTAAAACCTTCATCCCAAAATACTCAATATTTTTTGACAATCCAGCAATAACTCTTTCTTGAGCTTTCTGAATTTTATCATCAGTATTGCTTATCAAATCAAAAACATCAGTTTCGTCATCAAAAGACTTAGAAAAACCTTCATGGCAAATTTTTATCATCTGTCTTTTTAAGTACAATTCTGATAAAATTAAAATGTGACTTTCGATGTTTGCAGAACTAACTACAGAATTTGTGGTTTTTACTACCCCATAACTTCCCCCTGCCTCTTCAAGTTTATTTTGCCTTTTAAGCTCCTCAATTACTGTTATAAGGTCAATCCCTTGGTTGGTGTCATAAAGTGTCTCTATTGCCTTAAAAATAGCCTTATAATCGATTCTGTAAAACATATCCTCGAATAATTTTGACATTGCGAGGTTTAAAGAGTCAGAATTTAACAAAAGAGCTCCAATGATTGCTTCTTCAATTTCTGCTGATTGAGGTGGTATTTTGTCTTTAATCATGATTAGGGGAAGTTATGGACTTGAGTTTTATTTTTACTGGTTGTTGTTGTGGATTGTTTTTCTGTTTTGATTTTTCTTCGATTGTATTCCAAGTAGAAATAAATCTATTGGCTAATGGAATAAAGTTTGTAACTGCTCCCGTATTCGTAACCCATCCTACAGATTCGTATTTTTCAAAAAATGATTTAGCCATTTCTTTTGTTCCTCCACTTCTTTGAAAAACTTCCCAAACTTCTTCTTTAGTTGGAATATTTGGTTTTCTGTTTAAATTAGAATTAAAGTTTGCGTTTTTGCCTATATACTCTTCTTTATTTTCTTTATATTCTTTATCTTCTAGAATTTCTTTAGATGTGTTCAATGATTGTTCATTCATTGTTCGTTCATTGTTCAATGATTGTTCATTCATTGTTCTTTCATTGTTCGTTTGCTGTTCGTTTCTATCATTTTTATTTTGATAATCGTCATATTTACAAATAGTTATGACGGTATATTGGTTGTTCGAATGCAGATTTATTTGACCTAATTCTTCAAATTTTTGTAAAGTTCTATAAATTAGAGAACCATTCAAATTTAACTCTTCTTCAGCCTTAAATCTTCCAAAAATAAATTGACCCCTATCAACCTCTATTGTTGTAGTTCCTCTACCAGAATTTACTGGAATAAAACATTTTTTATAGTTCGCTTTTACTAACATCCATATCCATATTTTTAAATGATTAGGATTTGAAAAACAATAACTATTGAGTATTTCTTTATCTATTTTTATAAATGCCATTTTAGATATTTTTTAACTCGTTATTAATAAAACTTTTTAATTCTCCGCATTCTTCAATTCTAATTTCTTTTCCCATAATAAAATTTAAGGGAAGCCTTTGTTGTTGCTAAAGATTATTAATTTGCTTATAGAAAAGCAGATAAGATAACCCAACAAGGACTTCCCAATATTTTTAAAATAATTTTAAGTTGATACATAATTAACAATCTTTAGCACTACAAAGATAATTAAGTTTTTCAATTATCAAAATTTTTCTTTTGTAGCAGGGAAAATCCAACATTCATGCTCATCTACATTAAAACATCCTTCTTTAACATCATTGCCTTTTGTGTAATATTTTATTAAAACACAAACAGTTGTAGAGCTCATTTCTAACCTATTGCATATTTCTTTATTTGATAACCCTTGATAATGTAGTTCTAATACCTTATCTTTTAGTAGTTCTTTTTTTGTCATTTTTTTTAGTGTTTTGTGTTTTTAAAATTATTTCTTTTTCAATTTTTTCTTCTGAAAGTAAAGATAAAGCGACACCAAATCGAATATTTTTTTCAGATTCGACTATATAACAATTATCATGGTCTGCTATGAATTTTACTTTTTCCCCCTTGACTGCATAAGGCTCTTTTGTTTTAGAATTTAAAACATCTTCAATTAAATAAAATTCATCTACCATAAATTAAAATTGTGATTCAGTAATACT